ACAATCGAGAACCGCATTCGCTACATGAAGCACGGCCTTGGTTGTGATGTTATATTTTTAGATCATGTGAGCATATTAATCAGTGGACTTACCGGAGAGACGACTAATGAACGTACTCTTGTAGATTCAATCGTCCACCGCCTTCGTGTTCTCTGCAGTGAGTTGGATCTTGCGCTCATTCTGGTGTCTCACCTTCGTCGTCCAAGTGGCGACACAGGCCACGAAGGAGGTGCCAAGGTATCTCTCGCACAACTTAGATCCTCGCATTCTATCGCTCAGTTGAGTGACGGCTGTATCGGTCTCGAGGTTGATGCCGAGGACCCGACGGCAGGTCTAAGAAATCTTGTTGTCCTTAAGAACCGCTTCACAGGCGAAGTCGGTCCTGCAGGTCAACTCCAGTACGACAGAGAAAAAGGGCGTCTCTCGTCTGTAGAAGACTTCAGCCCATTTTAAACAGGAGAAAACTAATGAACGACCTTAAGTACAACTGGCAACAATCAGAGTTGCCTTTCGCAATGACTGACTCGGAGATCAATAAGATGGCAGATGCTTATTTAGACTACACGTTACGGACGTCTCTACAAGCATACAACTCCGTCAATCATTCGAAGAAAGAACGACAGATCCTAAAGGTTATTTTGGATGCAGGTGATCGAGGGATCATCAGTTCTGAGATACAGCAAAAGTTACCACACATGCCGTATGGATCAGTCACCTCAAGTTTTAAGAAACTCACTGACGATGGCGTCATCGAGTGCGTTGGGATCCGTAAGAACTTCCGTGAAAGAAATCAAAAGGTCTGGAGAATAGTCAGATGATAAATAGACCATCAGAAACTCACAACTACACCATGAATGAGTACCAAGCAGACATGGCGCACACTGCTATTTATCGTGACAAGATTATCTACCCTGCATTTGGACTAGTGAATGAGGCCGGAGAGGTTGCAGGTAAGATCAAAAAGATTATGAGGGACGAACAGGTCTCAGTAGAGGGCTTCGTGCTCACCGACAAACAGAGAGCGGCAGTAGCCGCTGAGTTGGGTGACGTACTCTGGTACATTGCGGCTCTAGCTAAAGATCTAAACGTGTCTCTGAATGAGGTTGCCAAGATAAACATCGACAAACTACTCGATAGAAAAGAGCGTGGTGTTATCGGTGGATCTGGAGACAACCGCTGAGATGGATCTTCGACCTAGAAAGCAACGGTCTACTGCCGACAATGGACAGGATACACTGTCTTGTGTTGCGGTCAGTAGACGACAAAGACGTCAGGCAGTTTACTCCTGACAACATCGAAGAAGGTGTCCAACTGTTGGCTGAAGCCGAAGAGATCATCGGACACAATATACTCGACTTCGACATACCTGCAATTCAACTCATATATCCCGACTTCAAACCGTCAGGCACGGTGACGGATACCTTGGTTCTTTCTAGGTTGATCAAGAATGAATTGTTTGCAGAAGATGCTGAGAGAGGCTTCACTCAAGAAGACTTCCCGAAACGACTTTGGGGCAGTCACAGTCTAAAGGCTTGGGGTCTTCGACTGTCTGACTTTAAAGATGATTATGAGGGTGGATGGGAAGAGTTCTCTGAAGAGATGCTTTCGTACTGCGTACAAGACACTGCAGTCACTCTTACTCTCTACAAGGCTCTAATGAAGACAGAGCCAAGTGAGCACTCAATCTACCTCGAGCACCGGATGGCTCAGATCTGCAGAGAGATCGGTAGCAACGGTTGGACTTTCGATGGTTCAGCGGCTGCCGAACTATATGCCGAACTAAGCCAGAAGAGACACGAGATCGAGGACACGCTAAAGGATCTCTTTCCACCTTGGGAAGTGACTGAAGACTTCTACCCTAAAAGAGACAACAAGACATTAGGCTACAAAAAGGACGAACTGTTTATCAAAAGCAAGACAGTCTACTTCAACGCAGGGTCTCGTCAGCATATTCAGAAGTGTCTTGAGGATAAGTACAACTGGAAGCCCAAGACTTTCACTGAGAGCGGTCAGGCCAAGATCGACGAAAAGATCTTGAACTCCCTACCCTTTCCAGAAGCCAAGAAACTAGGTCAGTTCTTTCTACTACAGAAGAGGATCGGCATGTTAGCCGAAGGTAATGGATCGTGGATGAAGAAGGTCAGTGACGATGGCAGACTAAGACACACTATTGTGTCCAACGCTTGCACCTCGTCGAGAGCGGCTCATCGATCTCCAAACTTAGGTCAAGTGCCTAGTGCCGGATCTCCGTATGGAAAAGAGTGCAGAAGTCTCTTTGGCCCTCCTAAAGGTTGGGTCATGACAGGGACGGATTTATCTGGAATCGAAGCGAGAGCCTTGGCTAGTTATCTCCATCCTTATGATGGCGGTGAGTATTGCGAAGTGATCCTCGAGGGCGACATCCACACCTTCAACCAAAAGGCTGCAGGGCTTAAGACACGCTCACAGGCAAAGACTTGGCTGTACGCTACACTCTTCGGGGCAGGTGATGCTCTGATAGGACAGATAGCAGGTGGTAACGCCTCGCTCGGAAGAAGACTAAAGCAGAACTACGACAAGGCAGTCCCTGCCTTTGCCACTCTAAAGAAACGACTAAAGCAAGCCTATAAACGAGGGTACATCAAAGGCATCGATGGACGGAAGTTAAAGATCCGTAGTGAGCATCGCTGTCTAAGCCAACTTTTGCAATCGTGCGGAAGCATTGTGTCAAAGCAGTGGGTGATGATGACCTTCGACGAAATCAAGAAACAACATGGCAACGATGCTTTTATCATGGGGTGGATACATGACGAGATGCAGATTGCTTGCCGAAATGAAGAGGTCGCAGAAAATGTCGGTAATATCGCTAGACGAATGGCGGAAGAAGCAGGAGTTGCTCTCGGACTTAAAATCCCCATCGCCGCAGAGCATACCGTGGGAAAAAATTGGTCTCATACACACTGAAGTTGATGACCACTTAAGCAATCTAGTAGCCCTTTACATCGTTTTAGATCGCGCATGGCGTAACCCATTCACAGTGAAGTCTGACTTTGCTCGGAAGGGTGCAATGCACGTCGCTATCGCAGCGAGTGAGGGCTTCATAACAACTAAGGTCGATACGGACGTCTGGGGATCACGATGGTGCATCACAGACGTTGGTATGGAGACGAAAGGAGAGGTCGATGAAGTCCTTAAAGAAATCCTACCCCCACACAACCCTTCTGATTGACGGAGATCTCTATCTCTATCGAGTGCTAAGTGCGTGTGAGACAGAGACGGATTGGGGTGAAGACATCTGGAGCCTGTCTACAGATTTAAAGGAGGCCAAGAAAGCCTTCGATGAGATGATGGAGTTCTTCAAACTCAAGTTAAGAGCCGAAGAGATCATCATAACTTTTTCCGGTCACAACAACTTTCGGAAGTCGGTGGAACCCACCTACAAAGCGAGTCGAAAGAAGACCAGAAAGCCAGTCGGTTATTCAACAATGATCGATTGGGTCAAAGAGAACTATCAAGTAATCCAAGTAGATAACCTCGAGGCGGATGATGTGATGGGGATCATGGGGTCGGTTGAGGGGACAAAATCCATAGTGGTGTCCGACGACAAGGACATGAAGTCCGTGCCGTGTCGCCTTTACCGACCACAGACCGATGAGCGTCATGATATATCGCTACTAGATGCAGACAGGCAGTTCTTCACACAGACGCTGACTGGAGATGTGACTGACGGTTACGCAGGGTGTCCAAAGATAGGACCAAAGACTGCAGAAAAAGTGCTCGGTATGTCACCGAACTGGCGACTAGTCGTCAACGCTTATCAAAAAGAGAAACTCGATTTTAACTATGCGCTCACTCAAGCGCGACTTGCTCGGATCCTTCGTTCCACTGACTGGGATGATGAGAAGGGTGAAGTGAAACTATGGGAGCCTACAGCATGACTAGAATGGAACAATACATCCTCGACAACTGGAAAGAATACGAACGCACCTGCAAGGCAGAGTGTAAACGTGTGGCTAAATACAACGGTCACAAACGCAACTCATGGACCCACGAGAGGAACGTGTACTATGGCATGGAAACTCAGGCCGACAAAGAGCGTCTGTATGGTGTTAAGTCTCCTTCTCAACAAAAGATCGAGGACAGATGCTTGCGTATCGTCGAACTCCACAAGCGAGGCATCACTTGGAATAAGATCGCGCAAACATTGGGGACTAGGATTCAAAACGTCGCTCGCGTCCTCAGAGATCGAGGATACGAACCAAATGTCTGACCAAATAAAATCACCAGATCATTACGCTCAGTTTCCGATTGAGCCGATCATATTCATACAGCGCAACCGTTTCGAGTTCTGGCGTGGCAATGTCATCAAGTACGTCTGTCGAGCCGGACACAAAGACGATGAGATCAAAGATCTACAAAAAGCAAAAAGATACATCGAAATGAGAATTAATGAACTAGAAGGGAAAGAAATCAATGAATAACTATTTACCTACGGATTATCAGGCGTTCATCCACACATCACGTTACGCACGTTGGATCGAGGATGAAGGCCGTAGGGAAACTTGGGCAGAGACAGTAGATCGCTACATGGAGAATGTGGTGGGAGATAAAGTAAAGCCAGAGATACGCAAAGAGATCGAAGAAGGCATCCTCAACCTCGACATTATGCCATCTATGAGATCACTTATGACTGCAGGGTCAGCATTAGAACGAGACAACACTGCAGGATACAACTGTTCTTACACGCCTATCGATCATCCTAGATGCTTCGATGAGGTACTATACATCTTACTGAATGGAACTGGTGTCGGCTTCAGCGTCGAAGAACAGTTCGTCAACAAACTCCAAGGCGTACCAATAATGCTTTATGAGTCAGGTAACATCATCAGTGTTGCAGACTCTAAAGAAGGTTGGGCGAATGCCTACAGACAACTGATCGAAGAGTTGTACCGAGGTCGAATACCGAAGTTTAATGTGTCTCGGGTCCGACCTGCAGGAGCCAGACTGAAGACATTTGGTGGTAGGGCTTCGGGGCCACAGCCGCTTGTAGATCTGTTCGATCACACGATCACTACGTTCCAAGGTGCAACTGGAAGAAACCTAACGCCTCTCGAGGTCCACAGTATCATGACTAAGATAGGCGAGGTAGTTGTTGTCGGTGGAGTGCGAAGGTCAGCCATGATCAGCCTCTCAGATCTTGACGACACTGAGATGCGTGAAGCCAAGAGTGGCGAATGGTGGACAGACAACCCCCACTTTGCCCTAGCTAACAACTCCGTGGCTTACGAAGGCAAACCAAGTCACAAGAAGTTCATAGCAGAATGGGACGCTCTAGTTGCATCAGGATCTGGTGAACGTGGCATCTTTAACCGTCAGGCAGTCCAAGATCGGTGTTTAGCCGATGGCAAGCGAGATCCAGAAGTTCTCTACGGAACCAATCCGTGCAGTGAGATCGTCTTAGCACCTCACCAGTTCTGCAACCTGACTGAGGTTTGCATCCGTCAGACAGATACTATGGACGCCATTTGTCGCAAAGTCAGACTCGCTAGCATTCTCGGGAC